TGCCGTTTGCGGTGCACGAGGTTAATTTGTGTGATTATGATGCTGTTTTGCAAGCGTTGAAGAAAGCGAGCGAGCAGGCGGAAAAAGAAGGTAAAACGATGACACTAATAAAGCTTGCGTATAACCTAGGAATATCAAGAGAAGTACTATGCAATATTGCAAAACGTGAACAGAGGGAATTTGGTGGGAAAAAGCTACCAGAAGAAGTCATCGACTTGCTAAAAAAAGCAGCAGATTACTGCGAGATGTGCGTTGCTGATGCCGGTTTTGCAGCCAGAAATCCCGCAATGGCTATATTTGTACTCAAAGCTAACCACGGATACGACGATAAGCCTGCGCCTGCAATTGCAGCTAGTACCGTTGTTTTTCTCAACGATGATAGTATTTCTGATTAATAGCATTGTAACATAAAACTCTATTATACTTATGTTACACATTTTCGCCATGTTTTTGGCACTGTTGCAGGCTCCAGAGCGTGTCGCCTTAATCAAATGTTTTTGTTACAACCCATCAAGCCTATTGCCCAAGCTGGGGTAGACCACCCATACCCATGCCACCCCAGACCCCGGGGGGGAGGGTAACTATACCCCCCACCAAATATTTTTTCTCACAAAAAGGCGGCGATTTTATGAATTGTCCTGCTTTTCACAACTAAATCACGATTTACTTAATCGCGTTTTACAACTATACTTACAATCTTTGCCTGCAAAATTGAAACTTCGCTTGCGTAGCATAAGGGAAATGCACTCGCCTTGTAAGCGAGAAGATGCACGTTCAAGTCGTGCCGCAAGCTCCACATCAACCCCGTAGGTCTGGCGTATGATTTGGCTTTATATTATACAGATACACCAACTCGGGGTAAAAATACCCTCAACGCCAGTGTTCATGCGGGTTTACGGGCATTTTGCTCGTGGACAAATTTGTCCTCTTTGACAATTACTTAACAATGTTAGGAGCAATGGACAATGGAACTTATTCCTCGTGCCATTGTAGATACAGATACAGGCAAGATATTGTATCAACTTCAAAAAGGCGACAGGCTTTATATAAAACGCTTTGAGAAAGAACAGCAAACTCCGAATAATCGTGTTCTATTGACTAATGGCACATGGGGCAAGATGTATGCCGAAGCATTGGACAAGCTTGCAAGGCTTGATTTAACTGCCTCAGACTATAAGGCAATTATGCTCTTACTTCCGCTTGTGCGGCCTAACAGCGGCTTAATCGCATACGGCAACTACAAGCCTGTGAATATCGCTTATGTTGAGAAACAGCTTGCAATATCTCATAAGACAGCAATGCGGACAATACAAAAACTGATGGACTTGCGCATTATTGCAAAGAACATATCCGGAAGTGACACGCAGTATTTCTTTAATCCTTATATCTACCACAAAGGGCGGTACATAAATAAGACCCTGTATGATATGTTTAAAAAGTCTGAATGGGCTAAGGAGGCTAAGGGATGAAAAATAAAAATAGCCCGTCTAGCATATTTGAGCAATACCAGACAGGCATAAAGTTTAAATCCGGTTTAGGCACTCGCGGATTGTATGAGCAATCCAAAATGAACGAGCGATACTTTGTCGGCGACCAGTGGTATGGCGTAAACTGCGGCAATGACCGCCCGCTTATCCGCCACAATGTCATTAAGCGTATAGGCGAGTACAAAATGGCCGTTGTCGGTGCTGAGCCTGTTGCTGTCAATTATTCAATCGACGGTATACCTAATACCCTCTCTCTCAAAGAGAGAATCAAGATAATTAGAGAGGGATTAGCAGAAGGCGCCGAAAACGCATTAGCTCGTGTGAACGAGATGTTTGAAGAAAAATTACTGACGGACGAAGAAGTAACACTTGTTATGTCTGCTCTATCCGATTACTTCAATGTAACTGCCGAGCGAGTGAAGTTTGAAGATATCAAAGAACAGGCTTTACGTAATTCCTACATATCCGGTACCGGCATTGTCTACACCTATTGGGATGAGCGGATTAGAACCGGGCTATATGCCGACCAAAGTAGGACACAGCCTATTAAGGGTGACATAGCTGTTGAAGTGCTTGATGTTGAGAATGTGTATTTCGGAGACCCTAACTGCGACAACATACAAGACCAGCCTTATATATTGGTTGCACAGCGCAAGTCTATTGACGAGCTGAAACGTGAAGCAAGGCGCAACCGCCGTTCCGCTTATGAGATTGAGCAAATAACGGATGATACAGAAACCGGTTATGAAGCCGGGCAAATGTCCGAGAAAGAACCGCCGGAAAGCCGCAAAACTACCGTTATAACAAAATTCTGGAAAGAATGGAATGACGACGGTACAGACTACACCATTAAAGCTGTAAAGGTGTGCAAGAACGCCGTTATACGCCCTGAATGGGATTTAGGCATAAGAGTATATCCCTTTGCCAAATTCACTTGGGAAAGGCGCAGGAACTGTGCTTACGGCGAAAGCGAGATAACATATATTATACCAAACCAGATTGCTATTAATCGAATGTCAACTGCTTCTGTCTGGGCTGTAATGATGATGGGTATGCCGATGGTTGTTGTTAACAGAGATGTTATAACACAACCTATCACAAATGACCCCGGACAGATTATCGAAGTTAACGGCGGTATGGAAGATGTGCAAACCTCAATCCGCTATGTAAACCCGCCAAACTTCTCTCCTGACTTTTTGTTAAACATTAAATCATTGAGCGATAACACGATGAGATTATCCGGGGCGAATAATGCAGCTCTGGGAGAAATGCGCCCAGAAAACACATCGGCAATAATAGCGTTGCAAGAAGCTGCACAAATGCCATTGCAACAAGTGCGTAACCGTTTTTATAGTTTTGTTGAAGATATTGCCCGTATATGGGCTGAATTTTGGATTATGAAGTACGGCAAGCGCATGTTGAAAGTACAGGATGATAGCGGCACATGGTATATGCCGTTTAACGGCGACAGGTACAAAGACTTGATTATATCCACCAAGATTGACGTTGGCGCATCCACATTGTGGAGCGAAAGTCAAAATATTATTACACTCGGAAACTTGTACGATAGGCAGATCATAGATGCTGTGCAGTATCTCTCAAGGCTGCCCAAAGGTATTATTCCTAACCTTGACAAACTTATAGACGAAATCAAATCACGTATGCAAGCCGAAGCGCAGGCACAAGCACAAGCGTCAACAGGTGAACCTACTCCGCAACAGCAGGTTGAACAGTTTACCGCTGATGATATAGTCGGCGCTCAACCTCCTGAACTGCAAGCGGTATTCCACTCTCTGACACCTGAACAGCAACAAGCGATACTCCGTGATGCTGTGCAATCCTATCAGCCGTCCGAGGTGGTGTAATTGAGCGTTCTCAAAGTTGACCTAAGAGAAAAAGTTGGCAGCGGTTATGGCGCTTTTTGGTATAGCAAGCACAGGTACAGGGTTGTCAAGGGCGGCAAAGCCTCCAAGAAATCCTGTACCTCCGCCCTGTGGTTTATAGTTAATCTGATGAAACACCCAGAAGCAAACCTGCTCGTTGTACGTTCTGTTTACGACACACACAGGAACTCAACATTCGCTGTGCTCAAATGGGCTATACGACAGTTGGGTGTCGGTGATAAATGGAAAGCTGTTACCAGTCCGCTTGAATTGAGATACCTACCAACAGGGCAAAGAATTATATTCAAAGGTTTTGACGACTGGCAGAAGTTAGCTTCAACCACTGTTGACTATGGGTATTTGTGTTGGGTATGGGTTGAGGAAGCGTTTGAAATAACATCCGAAGCCGACTTTGACAAATTAGACTTAACCGTACCTAGAGGACAGATACCGCCCAACTTATTTCACCAAACCACCATCATATTTAACCCGTGGAGCGAAAAGCACTGGCTTAAAAAAAGGTTTTTTGATACCCCCAGAGAAGATACCTTAGCAATAACTACAAACTACCTTTGCAACGAGTTTCTCGACCCGAGCGATATTGAAAAGTTTGAACGCATGAAAGAAGAAAATCCCCGCTTATACGATGTTGCCGGATTGGGAAACTGGGGTGTATCGGAGGGCCTTATCTATGAGAGGTGGGAAATCAAAAGCTTTGACAAAGACAATATTGGCGGTGATGAAAGTTGGAAGTTTAAACACGTATTCGGATTGGACTACGGTTACACCAATGACCCTACCGCATTTATCGCTATGGCGGTAAATGCGCTTGACAAGGAAATTTACATATATGACGAACACTACGAAACCCGGATGTTGAATGAAGATATTGCCAGAATGATTAAATCTAAAGGGTTTGCAAAAGAGCGAATAATCGCTGATTGTGCAGAACCTAAAACCAATGACGATTTAAGGCGGTTAGGTATAACGAGATTGACCGCTGCACGAAAAGGCAAAGACAGCGTTCGTAATGGCATAGCCAAAATTCAGGAATACAAAATCTATGTTCATCCGGATTGTGTTAATACCATTGCAGAGCTTTCCTCTTATGTGTGGGACAAGACCAAAGATGGCGAAGCTGTAAACAAACCTGTAGATAAAAACAATCACCTGATGGATGCTATGCGCTATGCGATGGAAGATACCATCTTCTTTAGACCGGAAAAGAAAGAAGATTTCGAAAGAAGATACAAAAAACTTGCAAAGCTAAGCCTATATTCCGGCGCAGGCGAAATCAGAGCAACAGACTTTAAAGGGGGATGGGGATAATTTGATTTATGCACTGCTATCAGCAATCATAATTTTGCTTTCCATTATAATGGCTCTGTCGGCTTTTTGGACGGGTTTATATTTCGGACGTGAAAGTATATTAAAAAGCAATAAAAACGCCCAGAACAGGCGCACAGAGGAAAATAAGCCTATCAGAGAACCAACCGAAGAAGAAAAACGGCAGGCATTAATAAGACAACTGGAAATGCAGAATTTTTTCAATTATTGGGGAGACCCGATGCCAGACCCTAAAGATGAAGCAATAAAATTGTTAAATCAATCCCAAAAGGGTTGAAATAAAAATGCGCCAGCCATAGCGCAAGGAGGAATTTTTAAATGTCAGAAGAATTGTTGATGCAGGAAACCCAGCCAGAGGTCAATGCGGAGACGACAGATAATGAACCCGCCGAAGCTGAAACCGGAGCTAAGGAAGAAGTTGCAGAGGAAGCCACACCCTCAACGGAAACCGAAGCAAAGGATGAAGCGCAGGCAGACGACACGAAACAGGAAGGCGAAGGCGAAACCTCGGCACAGGCTAATCCGGAAGCCGATCCAGAGAGCGAACCCGAACCGCCGGTAGTGCGTGTCAAATTCAACAAACAGGTGCGTGAATACTCTATCGAGGAAGCGACACCGTATGTTGAAATGGGCTTGAAGTATGAGAGTTTTAAGCCTACATACGAAAAGCTCAAATTCATTGCCACAACCAGCGGATTGTCTATTCCTGATTTGGTGGACAAGCTGCTGGAAACCAATGAGCGTACCGTGTATGAGCAAATACTTGAAAAAGCCGGTGGTAATGAAGAAATCGCAAAAGAACTGCATGAAGCTAAAAAAGCCGAACGTCAGCGCAAGTATCAGGAACTCTTGCAGCAGGAAAAAGAGCGAGAGGAAAAAGAGCTTGAGGCTGAACGGCAGGCTGAACTGGAACGATTGGCAAACGAGTTTATCGAACTCAAAAACGCTACCGATGGTAAATTTGCCGAGTTTAAAGACGTTCCAAAAGCTGTGCTTAATCTGGCACAGAAAAGAAACATATCCCTGCTTGATGCCTATTTACGGTTTGAGCATGAGGAAATCAAGAAGCGTGAAGCTGCCGCGCGCAAACAGTCAGAGGCGGCAAAGTCTAGTGTAGGCTCGCTTGCCGACACAGTTGAAAATCCCAGCACCGCTGGAACAGAATTTGAAAAAGCATTTTATCAATCATTAATTTAGGAGGAATTTAAATGGCAATCAATACAATTGGACTTGCACAGAAAATGACGTCTGCACTTGATAAAGCAGTTGTGCAGAAAGCAGTTACAGGCTTCCTTGCAGACAACGCTATGGGAGCAAAGTTTGTTGGTGCTAAGACTGTACTTATTCCCGAAATCAATATGAATGGTTTGGGCGATTATGACCGCGACACGGGATATGTTCAGGGCGCCCTAACTGTCTCTTCTACAGCCTATACACTAAGCATAGACAGAAGCCGCAAATTCCAGCTTGACGCGCAGGATGCTGATGAATCCGGTGTCGCTAATCTCGCTGGGCAGGTAATGGGCGAATTTATCCGCACAAAAGTTGTACCTGAAATTGATGCCTACAACTTATCCAAACTCGCTAAACACGCAAAACAAAACAGCCAAACGGTAAGCGGTACACTTGCCTCTGAACCGTACAAAATCTTTACTAACGCCGTACTTCAAGCGCAGGATGCCCTTAGCTATGACGAAGAGCTGGTTGCTTTTGTGAATACGGAATTTTGGGCGGCTCTGAATAACTCTAATGAGTTCACACGTCAGATTACAGTAAGTAACTTCCGTCAGGGAGATGTCAATTTACAGGTTAAATCTATCAACGGAATATCCCTTATTCCTGTAGTTTCCGACCGAATGAAAACTGCAATTACACTCTTGGATGGCGAATCATCGGGTCAGACGGCCGGTGGATTTACTCCTGCTTCTGGCGCAGAAAACGTCGGATTGCTCGTATTGCCGCGTAAGGCGGCCATGTTTGTAAAGAAAACTGAACCGACTCGCATATTCCAGCCTTCGCAGAACCAGAACGCAGACTCGTGGGTATTCACTTATCGCATCTACTACGACCTGCTTATCCGCAACACATTGAAGAAAGGCATTTATGCCTACACTTATTCAGCAAACTAAGGGGTTGTAAATAATGCTGATGATGAAGAAAAATAACGTTGTACGCATTGTTCCACCCGACAAGGTTGGGCTATGGCAGGAACGCGGCTTCATCATCTGCGAGGACGAGGGCGGTCCCTCCCTGCCGCCCTCTACTCCTATGCATGATGAAAAGCCGGAAGAAAAGAAAGTTGAACCTGTGGAAATAGTCGAAGAAGATAACCCTCTCATCTTATCTAATGGTTGGTACTTATCGCAAGTACCTGAAACCAAACCACAGTTAGCCAAAGCGTTTAAAGAGCTTGGCATACCTTACGACTATAGTTGGAGCAGAGAAAGATTTATACAAGAACGTGACAAATGGATTAAGCAATTTAAAGAAGAAAAGAAACGGCGCAAGTAAAGGAGTGAGCCGTAAATGAAAACCGGGCAGGAAGTTTTAACCCGCGCCTTACAGCTATTAGGGTATGTTGACAGCTTGGGTAATATTGATGCCTTGCAAGATGCCGAACTGATGAAACGCGGGACGGCGGCGGTTATACAGATATACAACGACATACGACATATAGAAAATCCAAATGAGTATGACAATGAGCCGTTTAATATGGCTGATGATATACGGCTATCCGATATATCCATCAATGATGTTATGCCGTATGGCGTAGCTATGCTTATAGCTGACATTGATAATAACGGAGTGGCGCAAGCTAAATTCGCAAACATATACAACCAAAAGAGGAAGATAGTCCCGCGCAACACTATAAGGCGAGCAGATGTTATACCTCGCGGGGGTTATTGACTATGAAACGGTTTGTTGCTTTATTTGCGATAGTGGTTGTTTTAATCCTGATAGGGGTGATAATTTTGATGTTTCCAAAATCGGGCGGGTTACGGTCATATAGTGTTACGATACCGAAGTTATCGGGCGGGGTAAATACATCTGAAGCACCGCATTTAATAAACGATAATCAGCTTACAGATAGCCTTAATATGTGGTGGG